CTAGGTTTCTCGATAGAAAGGAACGCACATGGACCACGACGACATCAAGCTGGAATTCTCCGATCTGGATCCCATCACAAATACACAGAAGGTCACACTCACGATTCCGGCCGACGTAACCCCCGAAGTCGCCAAGCAGATGCTCATCAATGCTATCCAGAGTAGCGTGAGTGATTCTGTAAAGACGATGTATCGTGACTACATTCGGGAGCGAGAGGGCAATCTGGAAGATAACGAGTGGTATAAAGCACTCATCAATATTGGAGAGGAGAGCAAATGAACCTCGCATTCGTCAAAGTCGCCCAGGACTTCGTCGTACGCAATTCGCACCATATCCTCACCGGACTGGCGCTACTGGGTCTCGGAGCATCCGTCGCCCTGAGCGTCCATGCGGACCGCCAGATGCATGACTGGGATATTGAGGACTTCAAGCGCCTCACCAAGGAGCAGCGGATCAAGATCTACGCTAAGATCTACGCTCCTCCGGCCATCGCCATATTGGCCACCGGCGCCTGCGTCATCGGCGCTCACAGCATCTCGGTCAAGCGCGAGTCGTCCCTGCTTCTCGCTTACGAGGGCACGCGCCAGGTGTACGACCGTTATCGCGCCTCCGTCCAGGATCGCATAGGTCCGGAGGAGAAGACGATCTCCCAGAACGCCGCGTCCAAGATGGATCCATATCCTCGTGACGCAGCTGTGGTGTGTGGTGAGGGCGACGTCCTGTTCTACGACGCCTACAGTGGCCGTTATTTCAAGTCCACAGTCAACAAGATCGACCGTGTCGTCAATGAACTCAACTACACCCTCCTCCGTGAGATGTGTGTCAGCCTCAATGAGTTCTACGCCGGAATCGGCCTCGAGGGTATTTCCTTGGGCGACCAGCTCGGATGGAATGAACAGAGGCAGATCGAGGTGCACTACGGCGCCCAGGTCTCGGATGACGGAAAGGCTGTCGTGGTGATCGATTTCGTCGTCGAGCCCACGGAGAAGTGGTTCAAGCTTTCGTGAAAGGAGCACCGCCTATAACGAGACCCCTCTAGAAAGGAACATCCATGAGTTTCAAAGAGACCACCGGATACAAGGTCGTATCCCTTGTCGCCTCGACATCTGCCAGCATCACCGCCGGTGCCGTTGTCGGCGCTCTCTGCCCTCCAGCCGGAGTGGTATTGACCGCCATATACGGCGTCGGCAGTAGTGTCCTTGGTACATATGTTGGTGACAAGGCCGGACG